AGAAAGTCCAAGGGCTAGAATCTGTGCTACGTAGTCAGTACGAAGCCCAAGCTAAACAAGTGCGGGACAGAGTATCGACTGAGGTTGAGGCATTTGCATCACAACCGGAGCATGAGTTTTTCAACGATGTAGCTGTGGAGATCACGCAGTTCATCAATGCCGGTTTGGATTTACAGACCGCCTATGACAGGGCAGTTTGGGCTAACCCCGTAACCCGCCAAAAGCAGATCGAAAAGGCTCAGACAGAGCACTACGAGAAGCAGAAAGCCAAGGCCAAGGAAGAAGCCGAAGCAGCACTGAAAGCAAAAGCACCAAACGTCCGTACAAGAGCATCCAACAAGGCTCCGACAGAACCATTGGGATCGTGGGACGACACGATGAAAGAAACACTCGCTAAAGTAAAAGCGGGTGCCCTATGACCACTGTAAGGAGCCAACATGGCATCGCCAAACAGCACATTTACCGAACTGGTATCAACCACGTTCCGTAAGCACCGCAAGGAAATCAAGGACAACTTGTCCAACCGCAATGCGCTTCTGAAATACATCATGAAGCGCGGCAACTATCTGAAAGAAGATGGTGGCCTGACGATTGCAACCCCGCTGGATTACGCAGCGAACTCGACGTACCAACGCTATTCTGATTGGGACACGCTGAATATCTCTCAGTCCGACGTTATTTCGGCCGCTGAGTACCAGTGGCGGCAGATCGCAATCAACGTGGTCGCTTCTGGCCGCGAATTGCGTATCAACTCTGGCGACAGCCGCATCATCACTCTGGCAAAAGCCCGTATCAAGAACGCAATCCGCACCTTCAACAACAATTTCTCCAGCGATTTGTACTCGGCTGGCTCGCTGACGAACCAAATCAACGGTCTGCAAGCGATTGTTGCTGATACCAACACGAACACCGTCGGCGGTATTGACGCTTCGACTTGGGCGTTCTGGCAAAACACGGTTCTGGACGCTTCTGATGTGTCTGTTACCCCGTCTAGCACCACGATTGAAAACGGCCTGATGCTTCCGCTGTGGCTGTCTCTGGATCGCGGCCCGGATGACCAACCTGACCTGATCGTTGCCGACAACACCTACTACCAGTACTTTGAAGGTTCGCAGGCATCGCTCAAGCGTTACACCTCGGCTGAATCTGCCAACGGTGGTTTTGTCACGCTGAAATACAAGAAAGCCGACGTTCTGTTTGATGGCAATTCGGGTATTCCGGCTAACCACATGTACTTCCTGAACACGAACTACCTGCAACTGGTCGTTCACCAGGATGCCGACATGGAAATCATGGATGAAATGCGTCCGGTCAATCAAGACGGTTCCGTGACTCCGATCCTCTGGATGGGCAACCTGACTTGCTCTAACCGCAAGCTGCAGGGCGTCATCAAAGCCTAATAGGAGAACAAATATGTTTGCACCACTTAACTTTGCTGGCCCGTCGCCGTTCAATGATTGGTTTGCCCCTGATACCACCCAACGTCAACAATTGGGTTTGGTGGTTGAGGCGGTTGACCCGTATTGGGGTTATGGTCAGTTTCAGTACATCAAGTCCAACGATGCCATTCTGAAAGGCTCGCTGGTCGTGGTCGGTACGTTCCCGACGTTCTTGGGAACCCTGCTGCCCAACACCGCTTCGCTGGGTGTGCCGTTTGGCGTGGCAATGGCTCCGATGGCTTCGGGTACTTACGGCTGGATTCAGATCGGCGGTTGCGCGGTTTATCAAACTTCTGCAACTGTTGCTGCTGATGCCACTGTTGGTATCGGTGCCGCTGGCAAAATCGGCGCGTACTCGACGCTCAAGGGCATGGTTGGCGTTCATAACCTGAAAGCCGCTACCGCTACCGTTACCGTCACCGCCGATACCACGACTGGTTCTGGCGTAATCAAGACCCCAGGCTATGACGGTTTCTTCCTCGGTATGGCGCTGTCTGGAACTGGTATTCCGGCCTCGACCGTTGTTGCCAAGCTCGATCCTGATGGCCGCACCATCTACACCGGTTCTGCGATTGGCACTCTTGGCGACAAGAACGCTACCGCGACCGGCTCTATCACCTTGACCGGTACTTACACCGGCTTTGGTGCGGGGTTCCTGAATGGCCCCTCAACGTCGTCCGCAGTTGCTTAATCTGTCGTAGATGTAACAGAGGGGGAGGGCATTTTGCTCTCCCCTTTTTTCTTTAAGGAGAACGTATGTCAGTAGTGGACAGCTTTATTAACCGCAAGGAAATGGCCCCGTTTGTGCGTTTTGAGCGCAAACCAATTGAGGACAAAGCCGAGTCAGAACGACAAGGCCGCTACGTCGCTAAAGACGTTGATTTTGCGTTGGTAACTGCGCCCTACTCTAAGGACATATTCAAACAAAAGGCAAAGGACTGGTTTGCGACTATCAAGCAAGACATGCAAAACGGTCGCTTCCCGCAAGAGTGGTACGAGAAGTTTGAAAAGCAGTACGAAGCCTTCAAGAACGGTCAGGAAATGCCCGTTGAAGGAACCGCTATCCGTGGCTGGGGTGTTATATCTCCCGCGCAGCAAGAAGAACTGATACGGATGAACATCCTCACCGTTGAGTTGCTTTCCAACATCAACGACGAAGGGGTAAAACGGATTGGTATGGGTGCTGTTGACCTGAAAACCAAAGCTAAGGCATGGCTGGCGCAGTTGAACGACAAAGGCCCATTGACCCTGAAAGTCGCCGCGACGGAGAAGGAAAACGCCATCCTCAAATCCTCAGTGGAAACCCTGCAAAAACAGGTTGAGTCTTTGATGGTTGCTCTGAAAGCAGACCGTCCTGTTTCACATGAAACAGCCGAAATTACCGCTGATGATCTGATTGACGATGATGATATTGTCGAACAGTACAAAGCCAAGTTCGGCAAGGCTCCGCATCACAAGATGAAGCCTGAAACCATCCGCGACGCCCTCAAGTGAATCTCCTTAACCTCGTTACCTACTTCTGCAACCGGAACGGGATTCCCGCTCCGGCGACGGTCATTAGCAATACCGACCCTGACGTATTGCAGATACTTCGCCTGCTTGAGGAAGAAGGTAACGACCTCGCGCTGCGCTACAACTGGAGCGCGTTGACGGTTGAGGGAAGTCTGACCACGACGGCTACGGAGAGTCAGGGCGCATTAACGACCCTGATGCCTACCTCTTATCGGTACATCATCAACGACACGATTTGGGACAGGTCTACAAGACTCCCGATATTCCCCGTTGATCCCGCCGATTGGGAAGCGATCAAAGCAACAATCAGTTCAGTACAACCGTACCGCTACCTGATCTATGGCGGCAACCTGAACGTCACTCCGGTTCCCCCTGCTGGCCTTACGTGGTATTGGATGTATCAATCGTCCGCTTGGATTCTCAAGGCTGACAACTCCAAACTACGTTACTTTGCTGCTGACACAGACACCATGCTTCTGCCGGATGATCTTCTTTTGGCGGGTTTGCGGTGGCGTTGGCTGCGCGAAAAGGGGTTGGAGTACGCGGAACTGTTTGCGACCTACGAGAAAATGGCGACGCAGTATATGTCCACGGACAGACCTCGCGCCCGTTTGAATATGTCGCCGGATATGAGCAACGCGCCTGGAATATACGTCCCGGCTGGAAGCTGGATTAGCCCATGAGAACTCCGCTGCTTTCTCGCGGCGGGCCACGGCTGCAAGTATCTAAAAAGGTTTCCTACCCCGTCCCAATCGGGGGTATGAACACCCGCGACCCTCTGCCCTCGTTGAAGGATAACGAGTCTTGGCAGATATTGAACATGTTCTGCAATACCGGCTACCTGGAACAGCGATACGCCTCTACGTCCTACGCTTCGGGCATGACGGGGAACGGTAAATGTCTTGCTACGTTTACCTCGCTGACTGGCACAGACACCATGTTTTGCTCGACCGCCAGCGGTATTTACAACGTGTCAGCGTCCGGCGCTGTTGGTGCTTCTGTACTTGCTAGAACCTCTGGAAAGCACAACGTCGTGACGATGGGCGACGGTACGAACAACTGGCTGATGATGTTCAACGGGGTCGATAAGCCCGCCTACTACAACGGGACAACTTGGACAGCCGTTGACGGCGCATCCGTACCCGCTTTGACCGGTGTAACAACGACAGGGCTGATTGGTGGAATGTCTTTTAAGGGCCGGTTGATTCTTATTGAATCAGGAAAACTCAAGTTTTGGTATTTGGGTTCTGGTCTTGTTGGTGGCGCTTTAACCGCGTTTGACCTCACCGCGCAAGCCTCTGGCGGGGGCTATTTGATGGCCTGCACCAACTGGACGATGGACGGTGGCTCTGGAATGGACGACAGGGCTGTATTTGTCACATCCGAAGGCGAGGTTATTGTTTATGCAGGCACCGATCCCGCTACCGCTGCTGACTGGCAAAAGGTGGGGACGTACTTTGTTGGAAAACCAATTGGAAGAAAGTGCCTGTGTAAGTATGGCGGCGACGTACTCATATTGACGGAAAACGGCATAGTTTCTCTAGCCGCAATTGTTTCCGGCATCATCAATCAGTCAAAGTACAAAATCTCCGACAAGATTCAGGGGACGTACATCAGCTACGCGCAGCAATACAAAGCCAACTTTGGCTGGGACATTTTCGTGTACCCGAAAGAAAACGCGCTGATTATCAACGTTCCCGCAGTGGAAGATGGCACTCATTATCAACTGCTGATGAATATCACAACCGGTGCATGGAGTCGGTTTAACGGGTGGAATGCGGAATCTTTTGGCATTCTTGACTCGCAACTGTATTACACGCGAAGCACTAAAACCGCTAAAGCGTGGGACAGAAGCTCTACCTCTCAAACGGACGAAACCGGAAGCGGCATACAAGGCGGCTACAACACGGCATTTTTCAAATTAGGAAGCGGGAATAGAAAAACTACAAAGATGGCAATGCTTACGGCCTACATGCCATCCGCAAGTTTTTCCGTAGCTTTGTCGATGTACAAAGACTATAACGTGGTCAGTACAATCTCTGGATCAACTTCGTTTAAGACAATGGTTTCCGGCCAAAACACCACATGGTTTCCTGCTTGCGCCGGAACTGGGTTTGCTTTCTCGTTTGCCGTAGTAGAACAATCCCCAGGTTCCAAATGGTATTCGCTTGACGTTATCTACCAAGACGGAGGCCCGCTCTGATCTTTGCCGTTGAAAAGCTCGCTGACTGCTGGGATGAAATCATGGTTTTGGCAGAAGCGCACTGGCAAGAAACAGAAATGTACCGCCACGGACAGCCTTTCTGTCCCTCGTTTGACCGCTACAACGCCTATGACAAAGCCGGTTGGTTAGTCCAGTACACCGCTAGAAGCGAAGGGCAGTTGGTCGGTTATGCAACGATGTACTTAGTACCCTCGATGCATTCCCAAACCCCGATTGCCACGGAAGATACGTGGTTCCTTCTTCCCGACTACCGCAAGGGAATGAACGCTGTCCGGTTCTACAAATATGTAGAAACTGACCTATTTGCTAGGGGTGCTCAAG